AGACAGTGCACCCCGGCGTTGGTGGTCGTTTCGTCGGTGTTCTCCAGCACGTCCTTGAGCCACGCGAACCCGGCCGCGACCGCCTCCTCGTCCGCGCCCACCGCCAGGGCCTTGACCTGGATCTCCCGGGAGCCGTGCCGGGGGGAGGTGTGCACCGCCCCGGAGGTGGTCAGCTCGGTGGAGGAGATTTCCCGGGTCGAGTCGACCGCCCCGGTCAGGCCCAGCGGCACGAAGCCGTAGAACCGGCCGGTGGGGGTATTGGACGGCTCGTACCAGGGCGCGTTGTCGATCACCGGGGTGTTGTAGCCGGAGGCGCCCAGCGCGTCGTGCAGCCCGGTGAAGTCGCACTTGACGTCGAGGCCCGGCAGCAGCGTCTGGATGTACTTCTTCACCCGCGCCCCGTTGAGGATTTCCGTGCCGTCCAGCTGGAGGTAGCCCTTGTACACCGATGTCTCCTAGAGGTTCGAGTAGTTGATGAGACCGTCGACGACCTTGTTGGCCGCGATCTCGGGGTTGGTGACAGGGGAGACCAGCTGGATCGCGCCCTCGTTGATGGTCAGGGAGTTCCCGGCGGTGGGGGTCGGCACACCGACCCCCTTGGAGAAGGCCCCGGTGGTGACGTTCGCGGACAGGGTGGCGTCCGGGGTGATCGAGCCGAGTGCCTTGAGCACGGTGGACTTCTCCGCCTTGAGCCCCTCGGCCAGGCCCTTGGCCGCGTCCTGCCCGGCGATGACCATCTTGGACTTGTCGAACCCGCCGGCCATCGCCGCGGCCATGCCGGAGACGAAGTCCATGACGTTGCCGAACTTGTCCTTCATCGAGGATTCGAGGCCGTACATGATCGCCTCACCGGCCGGGGTCAGCAGCTTCTTGTCGTAGCTGATCGGGCCCTTGTGTTCCGCGATCCAGTTGGCGATGGTCCCGACGAAGTCCTGCACACCCTTCCACGCGCCCTCGAGGCCCTTGCGCAGGCCGTCCATGATCGCGGCGCCGGCGCCCGAGAGCAGGTTCCCGAGGTTGCCCAGCACGCCCTGGATCTTGCCCGGCAGCCCGCGGACCCAGCCGATGACGCCGTTGATGCCGTTGGAGACCGCGGTGGAGATGTTGGTCCACGCGCTGCGGATGATGGAGAGCATCCCGTTCCACGCCGAGGTGAAGAAGGACCGCACCGCGTTGAACCCGCCGGTCACGAAGCTGCGCACGGTGTTGATTCCGGCGCGGACCACCGACGTGATCCAGTTCCATGCCGAGCGGATGATGCTGACCGCGCCGTTCCAGACGGTGGTGATGAAGGACTTCACCGCGTTGAACACCGTGGTGACGATGGTCTTGACCGTGTTGATGTAGAGCCGGACGCCGCCGACGATGAAGTTCCAGACGTTCTTGATGATCGTCAGGATCCCGTTCCACACCGTCGAGATGAACGACTTCACTGCGTTGAACACGGTGGAGACGGTGGTCTTGATGAAGTTCAGCCCGATCTTCGCGGCTTCGCCCATGTTGCCCAGGATCATCTTGAAGAACGCGACGATGTCGCCCCAGAAGGTTTTGAAGAACGCACCCACACCGGTCAGCGCGGTCTTGATGCCCATGATCAGCTTGCCGATGAACAGCAGCTGCACCGCGTTCCAGATGAACTCGAGCGCGCCGCCGAGGATCTGCATGATGGAGTTCCAGATGTCCGCGAACATCTGCCCCAGCGCGCCGAGCGCACCGCCGATATCGCCCTGGAACAGCTTGGTGAAGAACGCGCCGAAGCCGGTGATCAGCGCGGTGATGACCCCGACGACGCCCATGAACACGTTGGAGAAGCCGTTGATCGCGCCCACCACCGCGTCGATGGTGGAAATGATCAGCACGCCCAGGACCGGGACGAGGATCGACATGATCACCCCGACCACCTGGCCGATCACGGTGATGACCGGGGTCAGCGCGGCCGAGATTTTGTCGATGGCCGGGATCAGCACCGGGGCGATGATGTCCACCAGCTGCTGGATGCCCTGCACAATCGGCATGATCGCGCCCATCAGCACCGTGAACAGCGGCGCGACGGCGGTGATGGCACCACCGAGCAGGGTGCCGATGGTGGTGGCGAGGTCGAAGATGATCGGCACCAGCGGCATGAGCGACTCCAGCACCGGCCCCAGCGCCGCGACCATCTGCACCGCGACCGGGGACAGGGCGGTGACCATGGAGTTGAAGCCGGGCAGGATCTGGTCCCGGATCCCGGCGACGATCGGTCCGACGAGGTTGTCGTTGATGGCCTGCGCGACCGGGGTCAGGGCCGTGATGAGGTTGATCACCGCGTCCCCGAGCGGGGTGACGAGGGTCTGGAACTGCGCCGAGGTCTGGTCAAGGATCGGGCCGAGCTGGACGGTGAAGGCGGTGGCGATCTTGGCGACGTTCTGCAGGATCGCGCCGAACAGGGTCATCACGTTGCCGAGCGAGTTGGCGAACGGGGTGATGGCGGGGGCGAGCAGCGCGACGGCGGTGGCGATCCCGGTGGTGAAGTCGATGATGCCCTTCTGTACCAGCGGGTTCTGCATCACCTGTCCGATGTAGCCGATCACGGTCCCGACGGCGGTGCCGATGGCCGAGAGCGCGGCCTGCACCACGGGCATGACGGACTGCAGCGGCCCGCCCAGGTTCCCGAGCGCCTCCCCGACGCGCTGGGTCAGGGTCAGCATCCCGGAGAGCAGCTGGGTGATCGCGGTCTGCGCGCCCGCGGACTGCATCGCCTTCGCCATCCCCTGCATGTTGTCGGCGAATGTCTTGAGCCCGCCGAATCCGGCGGCGGTCGCGGCGGAATCGAGGGCGTTGAAGATCCCGAACAGCCCGTCGATGGCCCGGCCGATGTTCTTGAAGCCCTCGATCATCCCGTCGATCCAGCCGATGAGCCGGCCGTCGGCGGACGCGGCCTTGATGAAGTTGTCGAAGTCGGTGGAGAGCTTCACGATCCACGCCCCGAACCGCTCGAAGTACTGGGACGCGGCGAGGCCGAGGATGGTGAACGCGCTGATCAGCGGCTTCATCGCGCCCTTGGCGACCTCGATCCCGGCGTTCATCCGGTCGAACATCGTCGTGATGTTCTGTGGGTGGATGTTCTTGACCGCGGTGGCGAGGGACGCGAACAGCCCGCCGAGGGCGGTCGCGGTGTGGTTCAGGTTGGTGGTCAGCGTCGGCAGCAGGGTCTTGACCATGGACCGGATCGGGTCCGCGGCCTGCTTCCAGAACTTCGCGGAGATCGAGTCCTGCAGTTTGTGGAATGCCGGGGCGAGGTCCTTGAGCACCACGTCCATGTCCTGGAACGCGGACTTGAGCACGAGGGCCTGGATGATGCCGCCGACGAGGAAGCCGGGGGCGACGGCGGCGAGCCCGCCGATGACGGTGCCGAGGTCAGCGGCGATGGTGACCAGGGAGGCCAGCGCGGACCCGCCGATGGAGGCCATGGTGGCGAGTTTGGTGGTGGTCAGCGCGGACCGCAGCGCGATCCGGTCGAGGTTGTGGATGAAGTCGAGGCCTTCGCGGATCATGTCGCCGAAAACGTTGATGCCGGCGAAGCCGCCGAGGTGTTCGCGGAAGCCCTTGGTGGCCTTGAACAGTCCGGCCAGCACGGTGCGGAACCGGCCGCCGTGGAAGTTGAGCTTGCGGAAGGCCCGCTCCCCGACGACCCCGGCTTCCTCCACCGCGGCGGTGGTGTCCACCACGGATCGGTGGCGTTCTTCCTCCCCGGCGATCCAGGCCGCGACGTCGTCGCGCATCCGGTCCGCGTTGTCCTTGGAGATCCGGCCCAGCCGGAACATCTCGGCGTTGACGTGCGCGACCCGGTCCCGCATCCCGTCGAGGTCATCGAAGCTCTGGGAGAACTTGGTCCAGTCCATGTCATTCACGGCCCGGACCATCCGGGAGAAGTCGTTGTTCAGGTCATCCATCTGGTTGGCCCGGAACATCGCCTCGAAGCTCCTGTTGTACCGGTCCTGCGCCTCCTGCATCCGGGCCATGTCGAACAGCAGCTGCTCGTTCTGGTGGCGCTGGGCGTCGGCGGCGGCGGCGCGCTCGTTCGCGGCGTCCCGCTCGGCGAAGAACATCTGGTGCTGGGCCTTGACCGCGTCCCCGATCTGCTTCGTGACGGCCTGGTACTGGTGCTCGGTGGCCTTGCCGGCGGCCAGCGCATCGTTCATCAGGTCGAGGATCTTCTCGTGCGCGGAGTCCAGGTCGGTGGAGTCGAACTTCCCGAACGCCTTCTCCCAGTCGAAGGGGTTGCCGGTGTAGATCGCGTCGAGGGTGGAGCCCCACTGGTCCTGCATGTCCTTGAAGCCGCGCTTGGTGAAGCCCTCGCTGATCGAGTCGGCCAGCTCCATGCCGAAGGCCTTGCCCGCGTCGTCGGCCTTGCCGAGGTCCTTGCGGAAATCGGAAAGGTCACCGTGGACCGAGATGTATGCGTCGGCTACTTCGCGTCCAAGACCCACGGTGACCTGTTCCTTTTCATTGTGTTGCTAGAGGTGTTTCAGCTGGTCGATTTCGTTGGCGTCCGGCTCGGTGTTGCGCGCCTGCTGGCCGGGGAGCGGTGAATCGAGCTTCTCCAGCCATTTGCGGGCCTCCTCCTCGGACTGGTGTTCCAGCGCCCAGACGTAGATGACGTTTAGGAAGCTCGGCCACGGGAGGCTGAGGAGGTCGACGCCCTTGCCCGCGTACTCGCCGTCGATGCGCGCCCAGTTTTGCGCCGCGGTGACTGAAAGTCGGACGGCTGCTTCGAAGCTTTTCCCGACCACTCCTCGGTGATGTACTCCCAGAGGTCGAACAGGCCACCCTCCTCCTTGAGGTCGAAGCCCGAGTCGGAGTCGAGCATCTGGTCCTGGAAGTAGCGCTGGGTGTCGTCGTCGCCGAGTTCGATGAACAGGTGGATGAAGGTGCCTGCCGCTTTGAGCGACATCGACCGTCCACCCATGGCGAGCATCATGGCCTGCTGTGCATCGTTGGGCTTGTAGAACTTGACCTTGGTCCCGTTGTGCAGGAACTCGATCGCGTCGTCCTCGTTGCGTGCGCCCGTGCCGGGCTTCGCCGCTGTTACAAATTCTTTCATGGGTAATCTCCTATGTTTCCGTCTCCGGAGTGGCGGATAGTTTCGCCTGGATTCAGCGTACCGGCACTACAAGCGCTGGGCGGCCATTGATGCAGCCAAGCCTTCCTTGAGGAATGGCTTGGATCTCTGGCCCCTAACAAGGTCAGCGCGGAACACTCCCTTGCCTTGGGCCTGCTGTTTCGTACTGCGGCTGCCCCACTCTGCTAGCTTTTGCGCACCGGCGCCGGAGAAAGCGATGTTGGTATGCGCCGCTTTCCTGCTCTTGGGGACCACCATGTGCGGGTGCCCGGCGATATACCCGGCCCCGCCCCCGGCAGTGCCCTCGTGGAACCAGATCGCGTGCTTCGCGGACGCACCGGCGCGCGCCACACCCTGCAGCGGGCCCTCCAGCTTCGACCGGTTCCACCACAGCGAGCGCAGCAGCCGGCCGGACCGGACGTGCCCGGCGGAAATGTACGCGACCGAGTAGACCTTCACCCCGCGGGAGACGTCGTTGAGCAGGTTGGCGACCTCACCGCCCTCACGGATGTAGGACTGCACCGCCTCCTCGTGGATGTCGGTGTGGGAGAACGCGATGAAGTGCGCCATCAGTCGTCGTCGTCCCCGCCGATGGTCATGGTCCACAGCCCGCCCAGGACCCCGCCCTCGGGCCCCTGCGGCGCCCAGTCGCCGAGGATCAGCTGGTCGATCCCGGCGCCCTTGATCGCGGCGTGCATCATCTCCAGCTCCGCGTAGATCCGCATCGACGCCTCGAAGTTCTCGATGTCATCCGGGACCACGAACTTCCCCAGCCGGTCCTCCAGCACCGGGCCGGGCCCGACCATGCCCATCTCCACCGTGTACGCCAGGGAGTAGGCGCAGTTGTTCACCGTGATGTCGGCGGCCGGGAACGCCAGCGTCGGGTTCACCGACACCAGCCGGACCCACGCGGTGCCCCGGCAGTCGGACTCCGGGCCGAAGTCCACCGGCACCGCAGTGCCCGGGTAGACACTGATCGCGCAATAGTCCTCCTCCTTGCCCGCCTTCCGGATCTCCCGGGTCAGGGACTCGAGCAGCGCCGCCATCATCTCCGGCAGCGCCCGCACCTAGAACACCCCCCAGGTCACTTCGCGCTGGACCGGGGCGTCGATGGAGTACACCTTCGGGGCGTGCTTGATCCCGGCCGGGTTCCACAGCCGCAGGTACACGTCGACTTCCTCGAGCCCGGTGGTGCCGTCCGGGAACATCCCCGGCGTCAGCTCCATGTTGATCCCCTGCCGGGACACCGCCGTCGCACGCGCCGAGAGGCGGCAGTTCTTGGCGCTGGTGATCGACTTGAGGAACTCCCACGCCAGCACCCCGCCGGCGTAGGCGCCCATCGAGTCCACCGGGTAGGCGTTGAGGTAGGTGACGGTGAAGTCCTTCCCGCCGCACGCGGGCCAGGTCGCGCCGATCCCGTGCCGGATCAGCCGGTTGCCGTCCTCGACATGGTAGGAGTCCGCATCCAGCACCACCCCGTCGACCTTGACCTCGAGGATCTCCCCGACCGGGGCCTCCAGCCACACCCCGTTGACCCCGGCGCAGCCGCAGTACAGCGCGCAGTTGCACGCCTTGAGCGCCGCGGAGGACGGGAAGTACGGCGCCGGGTAGAACATGTCCCGCTTCATCACGGGGGAGGTGCAGGTCCGGCCCGCGGGCATCACCGTGCGCGGCAGCCCGCCGACCCGGTTCAGGGTCAGCGACCGCAGCGAGGCCGCGGCGAGGTTCTCGGCCCGCGACACCTGGTCGGCGGTCGCGGCGTCCCGGGCGGCGAGGGATTCCTCGGGCCAGTCGATGGTCCACTGCATGGTGGGGGTGTCCTTTCTGGAAGGGGGGTCGGCACACCGACCCCCCTCGGGGTTGCTAGGAGGTGAGGTTGCGGTAGGTCACGCCGGTGGAGGTGAGCGTGCCGTTGGAGTTGAACAGCGAGGAGAACCACATCTGCTCGTCCGCGTTGTCCCGGGTTTTCCACGCGAACCGCTCCAGCCACGGCCGCTTCTGCACCTCGGCCCAGAGGTCCTCCATGTACTGGTTGACCTCGTCCCGGGAGTAGCGGGACGACTTGACCCCGGAGCCGTCGACGGCCGTGAAGTCGGCGACGGCCGTCTCGGTCACCCAGACCGGCTTGCCCCACCGGTCATGCAGCGCATCGACCTTGTTCAGGAACGTCGACACGGACGGGTTCTGGTAGATGTGGGCGCAGACGAAGTCGATCTTGAGGTCCGGGGACTCCAGCTCGGTGCTGTCGATCATGAACCGGTTCATCCACCAGGCGTCCGGGGACACGGTGACCGGGGAGCCGATCTTGAGGCCCTCCACCGCCGCGGCCTTCTCCAGCGCCCGCCATGCCGCGCGCGCCTCGCCGGTGCTCATGTTGGCCTGCGAGTCGTGGTCGGGCTCGTTGAAGCCCAGGATGCGGGTGGGCATGTTCAGCGCGGCCAAGTCAGTGTTCAGCGTCTCCAGCCGGGCGGCGGAGTCCGAGTACAGCATCGGCACAAACGGGGCGGTGACCTTCCCGGCGCCGTAGAGCCGGGTCTGGTTCCAGTTGTACCACCAGTCCAGATCGAGGGAGTTGAGCTTGGCGACGTCGGCGTCGGTCCGGGAGGCGTAGCCGAGGCCCTTGAGTGTGCCCATTACTTGGTCACCAGCGCGGCGGAGCGCTTGGCGATGGACTCGGCCTGCACGGCGCTGATCTCCAGCTTGTCCTGGTCCTTGCCGAGCACGGCCAGCGGCACGTCCTGGGTTTCGCCGTTCTTGAAGATGTCGTAGACGCCCCAGCCGGCGAGCTTGCGGTAGTCCTCCAGCGTTTTCACATCCGGGATCCGGTGGTACCAGACCCCGTCGCCGATGTAGACGTTCTTGTCACCCTTGGGCTGGGTGATGATGAGCTTTCCCATGAAGTCCTCCTTGGACACTGGTGCGGGGGTGGTGGCTTCGCCCATCGCGGCGATGCCATTTGATTCGAGGAAGTACTCATCGAAATTCAGGGGCGAGCGTCCGTAGACGTCGTTGTGCAGGTCGAAGTTCGGGTTGAGCCGTTCGACGTGGCAGTGCGCGCCGGTCGTCGCGGTTCCGGAGTTGCCGGACAGGCCGATGATCTGGCCCTTCTTCACCCGGGCCCCGACCGGCGCGGTCGAATCCGAGAGATGCGCGTAAACGAACGTCGGCATCGTCTCGGTCCGGCCGAAGGCGTCGGTGCAGTCGAGCACGAGGGTGTCCCCGCCGTACCGGGTCAGCCACCACGGGTTCGCCGCGTAGTTGTCCGAGAGCCAGGACGAGTTGCGGATGATGCCGTCCGCCGCGGCCCGTACCGGAGTACCCACGGGTACCGCGTAGTCGCGGCCGGTGTGCCCGCCGCGCGGGTTGAAGCCGCCGGGGCTGGAGCGGAACTCCTGGGAGATGCGCGTCCCCTTCGGGAACGGGTCCATGTAGGTCATCGGTGGTGCCTTCTTCTAGGAGTACTTGGGCAGGACGGTGCGGACATTGCTGGTCATCATCCCGGTGACGCCGAGCGCCAGGGCCCGGTCGCGCATCGCGGTGGTGTGGATTTCCCACATGATGACCTTCTTGCCGAGGCTGTTCGCCAGCGCCACCACCCCCGTGATGTAGGCGTCGGACGCGGCGTGGTTCACCCCGATCCAGTCCACGTCGGACTTCGCCACCAGCGTTTGCCAGTCCGCGTGCGCCGCATCGTCGTGGAGCAGGTAGCCCCAGGTGGTGAACCCTGCGGTCTTGGCCCCGGAGAAGCCGGAAACGATCGGCGCCTTCCAGACGATCCGGTTGGTGATGTCCGGGTAGGTCTTGATCAGCGCGATCAGATCCGCCTGCCAGGCGCCGCCGGACTTGGGCTCGATGAACAGCACATGGTTGGAGGCGTAGGCCGCGAGCACGTCGGTGAGCCGGGTGACGGGCACCCGGTCCTGCGTCGGGTTGTCCGTCAGCCCGCCGGTGGTGGTCAGCGCGTCGACCTGCGCGGCGGTCGCGGCGGAGAAGTTCAGGTTCGTCCCGGTCATCCGCGACAGGTTGGTGTCGTGGTGGCAGAAGATGACGTTGTCGGTGGTGGTGTTCACCGACACCTCGAGGGCCTTCATGCCGTAGTTGACCGAGTTCTTGAACGCGCGCATCGTGTGCTCGGGCCAGTTGTCCATCGAGCCGCGGTGCGCGATGTAGAACGGGGACGTCGCCAGCAGGTCCGCGATCCGGTAGTTGCCGGTGGCGGGCTGGGACTGGGCGAGCGCCACCTCGGCCGCGCCGTTCCACAGCTTCGCCGTCACGGGGACCTCGACGCCGCCGACCCAGCGCGAAAGCCCGCCGGTAACGGGGTTCGGCGCGACCGGGATCCCGAGCTGCACGGCCCAGCCGTTCGCGGCCTGCGTGTTCGGGTAGGTGATGGTCACCGACGGGGTGGCCCCGCCGGCGCCGGGGGCGATGGAGCCGACGGCAATCGTCTCGATCTGGGTGGTGCCGTTCTGCGGCACGAAGAACCACGGCGTGGCCCCGGTCATCGAGGAGATGTTCGCCTCGGTCGCAGACGTGCGTTCGGTGGAGATCACCAGCGCCAGCGTCCCGGCCGCGACGGTGATCGGGTCGGCGATGTTGTTGAACGTGGCGCCGGAGTTGGCCCGGTAGCGGCCGTCCGTGGGGATCACCCAGCCGGTGTCGGCCGCGCCGCGCACCCACATCATGGCGATCTTCGCGGAGGTGGTCGCGCCGCCGAAGGTGAAGGTGTAGCCGGTGTCCCCGGCGAGGCGCTTCTTGGTGAACACGGCGGTGTTCAGCGTGCCGGTGCCCTTCATGTTGTACAGGGCCGTCCACCCCGCGGGCACGGCGAGGACCTGACCCTGGCCCGTGACGACGACGGCGACGAGCCAGTCCCCGGCGGCGATGGTGCCGTCCGGGGTCAGGGTGTAGGAGAACGTGCCGGTCGTGAACTCGACCTGCGTGTGCCCGACGAGGGAGACGGCCATCTTAGGTGGTCCTGAAAATGACGGTGCCGGCCGGGGTGTTGGCCGGGACCGGGTCCTGCGGGCCCAGGACCAGGGTGGACGCGCCGACCTTGCCGTCGACGTAGGACTTGGCGCTGTTCAGCGCCGTGGTCGCCTTGGTCTGCGCGTCGGTGCCAGCGGCGGTCAGCGCTGCGGCGACCTTCCCGTCGGCGGCAGTGCCCGCGGCGGTGACGGCGGCGTTGACGGCGTCGGTGTCCCGGGAAGTAACGGCATCAATCAGCTTCTGGCCCCACACATCCCCTGCCGGGACTGTGGGAAAAGGTGTTGCCATGACGGGCCTTTCAGATGGTGTGCTGCAAATGGATGGATGTAAGGCCGGGGAAGTGGTCGCTACCTCCACTTCCCCGGCCCCGGTGACTCAGGCGCTATACGCCCCCGAAGGCTCCGCTACCGAAGTCCCCTGTTCCGTAGTACGCGCCCAGCATCTAAGCGATGACGACGGACTTGGTCGTGCTGGTCTTGCCGCGGTGCGCGGTGACCGTGTACGTGCCGGCCTCCTCGTACTCGTGCGTGTAGCTGCCCGTCTCGGCGTAGTCCCAGGACCCGTCGCCGAAGTCGTACCAGACCGGGTCGGTGCCGGTCGGGACCGGAGCCAGCGCGGCGGACATGCCGGTGACAGTGGCCGTCACGGAGGTGATGGCCGGGTCCGTGGAGTCCAGCAGCGGGGTCGCACCGGCGTAGACCGGCGGGGGAGCGACCTCGGTGTTGAAGATCCGGCGGTGGTCGTTGGCCTTGAGGCCGATCCGCAGCGGCGAAGCGACCCCGGCGACCTTCTCCACGTTGTACGGGCCCTTGCCCCAGGCGTTGCCGTTCTTGGTGGACAGGCCCGTGACGGTGAGGGAGATCGCGCCGTTCTCCACGGAGATGTCGCCGATGGTGCCGCCGGACAGGAACGGGGTGAGGACGTAGCCCCACTCGCCCGGAACGGTGGTGCCCAGCCACATTTCGAGGGCGAAGTTGACGGCCGACAGGTCGACGTCGGTGGATTCGGTGATGCCGATGACGACACCGTTCTCGTCCACGTAGGCTTCCTGGCCGGTGAGGATTTCGAGCAGCGCGTAGTCGACGTCGCAGAACTCGATCTCCACCGAGAAGCCGGTGAAGGTCTGGGTTGCGCCCTCAACGACGCACGGCTCGCCGTTCATGTTCGGGACGTTGACTGCCTCGCCGTCCTCGACGTTGGTGGTGTAGCTGACGGTGACGGCGCCCTTGGTGGAAACCACCGAGGAGTCACCGATGACCGGACGTCCTGCGATGTCCAGCACGGTGACGCGCATCCGCTTGCCGCGGAGGAACTTTGCGCTCTTGGACTGACCCATTGTTACTTGTCTCCTTCGGAGGTTTTGGCCAGGTCAAGAACACCCTTGCGGTTCTTGCCAGCGGCTTCGGCAGCGAGAACGCGGTCGCGCTCTGCTTCATCGGCGCCATCGAAGTAGTCCTCGATTTCGGCGATGGTGGCTTCGGCGGGGTCGAACTCCTTGCCCCCGTCGGTGCCGTTTTCGTCACCCGCGGCGGGATCGGAAGTTTCTTCGGCCGTGGTGCCAGCGGCGGCGGTGGCGGGGCCGCCGACGTTGTTGACTTCCTCGACGTTGGTGGAGGTGCCCGGCTCCGTCGGGACCGCGGGACGGTCCGCGGCGGTGAACAGCTCGACGCCTTCGAGCCCGTCAGGGACGAGGGACGTCGGCAGGACGTAGCCGTGGGACGTGGTGCGGACCTCGGTGCCGCGCTTGCCGGCGGACTTGAGCAGCGCCTGGGCGGTCCTGCCCGAGCGGCCCTTGACGTAAGTCTCGGACTCGCTGAGTTTGGGGATGAAGCTGAACATTGCGGTTCTCCTTAGAATCCGACGAGGATGGCGGCGACGGGGCCGTCAAGGGATACGGCGTAGGACTTCTCCACCAGAGAGAGGTCCCGGTTGCGGGTGGGATCCGGCGCGCCCTGCACGTTCGCCGGGCCCTTCCAGATGTTGATCTGCCCGGAGATGTACAGCCACGCCTGGCCGGCGCCGGAAACGGCAGCGCCGGGCCCGTCCGTGCCGAACCCGGCCGCCGAGGCGATCACGGTCCCGTGCACGGTCTCGGTCAGCGCGGCCGGTCGGCCCTTCTGGATCAGGTCGACGGCGAGCAGGTTGCCGCTGATCACGGGCTGGAACTGGTAGCGGGTGGCGATCCACTGCTCCAGCAGGCCCAGCGCGGCGTCCAGATCCTTGACCGCGGTCCCCGGGGTGGGGGTGATGTCCACCGCGTTCGGGGACAGCAGCAGCTTCTGGACCTTCTCCTCGACGAAGATCGGCTCCGCGGCCTCAAACAGCTTCTCCAGCTCCGGGGTGTACGCTCCGGGGCCGTTGAGCAGCGGCTCGTCCGCACCGCGGTAGGCGGTGAAAATCTGCAGCTCCGTGGTGTCGTCCAGGTCGCGCTTGTCGAAAATCTTGTCCGAGTCGTCCGTGGGGATGTCCCGGTTGGCGCCGTCCGTGATGGCCTTGTCGTAGGCCAGCTTGTGGAACAGCGCGTAGGCCGGGATGTCGGTGGAGACGTTGGCGGCGTCCAGCAGGGTGCGCCGGGCGGCCGGGGCAAGCGCCGGGGTGGGGATTTCAACCATTGGCCTGTCCTCCTTTCGGGAGGTAGAAGCAAGGGGGCCGTGGGCCTCACGGCCCCCTCACATCAGGTGGTTAGGCGACGGGTGCGTTGGCGAAGTTGTCGTTACCGTCCGACAGGCCGGCGCGGCGGCCGTTGGCGTAGAACGGGAACGTGACGCGGTTGCCGCGGTTGCACGGGTTGGTCATCAGGACGCCCTGCTCGACGAACAGGTGGACGTAGTCGTTCTTCTTGAGGTTGGTGGAGTCGTAGATGGTGTCGAGGGAGATGACCGGGGCCACACCCGCGACGAACGAGCCCGCCGGGTAGAAGATGACCTCGACCGTGTCCGGGTAGGTCAGCGCCAGCTGGGTCGTGGCGTCCAGCGCCAGATCCTGGAAGCCCTTGATCCACTGGACCTTGAGGTTGCGGGCGGTGAAGTGCGACTCGATCTGCGCGTCCGTGACGGAGATCGTGTCGACGCCTGCGCGCTGGGCCAGGTCCACCCGGATAACGCTCTTGACCCACCACGGGATGAGGGCTTCGAGGGTCTGGGTGGGGGAGAGCATGAGGCGCTGGCGTTCGCCGTTGGCCAGCATCTCGAGGATGTGCAGGATGTCCAGCGCGTTGCCGAAGCCGTTGGGGATGTTGGTCGCCGTGCCGGAGAGCGTGCGGATCTGCGCGATCTTCTTCTGCGCCAGCTTGTACTGGTGCGCCAGCAGGGTCAGCTGGGCCCAGCGGTCGACCAGTTCCGGCCAGCCCTGGCGCAGCAGCAGACCGTTTTCCATCATCACGCCGACGGCGTCGAGGCGGGCTTCCTCGAAGTCGGGGACCTCGGGGCGGATGCTCGTCTTGAGTTCGGTGCCTGCCTCGGCGACCGCTTCGGTCATGTCCCAGAAACCGGTGGAGGAGTTGACCACGTCACCGAAGTTCGGGCCGCGGGTCCACTCGATGCCGCCGCGGGTGATGGTGACCTCGGGGACCGAGACCAGACCGTCGAGGGATTCCATCTCGCAGAAGTCCAGGGACCGCTCCGACGGGGCGCCCCAGCCGCCGGCGGCGACGAGGGAACCGCCGGGCAGGCGGGATTCCTTGGACGCGGCCATCAGCAGCTCGGTGATGTCCTTGCCCTTGCCGAAGGCCGGGTTGGAGGTGGAGAACTCGTTGTCCGGCAGCTGGATCTGCAGCGCGGAGGTGCGCTGGCGCACGCCGGGCATGTAGCCCTCGGGCAGCTGGGCGAGCTGGTTCAGGATGGCCTGTCCGGCTTCCTTGAAGGAGTTGAACTCCTGGCCGGACTTGAAGCCCGGGACGTCGTTGGCTGCGTACAGCTTGGACTTGGAGACCTCGGCGGCCGGGGCCTGCTCCTGCGCCGGGGTCTTGCCCTTGGCCGCGGTGGCGGCGAAGGAGCGCAGCTTGGCGGGGCGCTGGATGGACGCGGCGACGGCGGCCGGCTTGTCCTCTTCCTTGGGTGCTTCCTCGGCGGGAGCTTCCTCGGCCGGTGCTTCCTCGGCGGGGGCACCCTCGGCGGGGGCTTCTTCCTCGGCGGGCTTGGCCTCAAGGTTGGACTTGATGGACGCGAGGCGGTCGGCGCGTGCCTGCGCGGCCTGTTCGCGGCCTTCGTTTTCGGCCTTGGCGGCGGCGACGAAACCGTCGATGGCCTCCAGGTCGGCGAGCTGCTCGTCGGTGATCTCGGCGGCTTCGACTGCGGACAGTTCCTTGTAAGCCTCGAAGGCTTCATCGACGGCTGCTGCGAGCGCGTCTGCGTCCAGTTCGGCCAGGTTCTCGGGTGCTACAAACTTCTTAGCCATGACTAATCTCTCCTTGTGAGATGTAGGGGCGTGTGGAATAAAGCAAACAAAGGGGTCGACACACGGCCTACGGCGCGGAGAGTGTCCTACTGAGGACATCGTAGCGTGGAAACGCCGCCCCTTATTCCGGATAAGAGGCGGCGTGTCCGATTATTTATTGCTTGACGTAGTCTCCACCGCGTCTAGCCTTTGCTGCTTTGGCTTCAACTTCGGAGGAGTAGGTGGTTTTCTTCCCGTCCGCCGCCGTGTGGAGGTAGGTGATTTTCGCTGCTTTCTTGGTGCAAGCTCCGCAAGCCATGGCTAATGTCCCTTCATAGTGGTGATCAGGTTTGTCTTGAGGTCTGCAAACCGCTGGGCGCGGATGCTCGCCTTGATTGCGTTTACGGTTTGAAGCCTCTCAGTGAGGGTAACCGTCTCCTTGTGCGGCATACCGGCGGCGACAAGCGACACCTGCCGGGTGCCTTCCATCGCAAACCGGGGCCTGGGCCGCTCGACGGGGAAGCCGGGGACGTTCACCGCGTGCGCGGCGATCATCTCCATCGAGTCCCTGCCCCGGTAGCGGACCCCGCGCCAGTCACCGCTGGGTCCGGCGGCGAACAGCTCGTGGATCTGCCGCTCCGTGGCCCAGGGCCGGATCCTCCCGGAGAACCAGACGCCGAACTCGTCCTCGCCCACCGTGATGTCAGCGACCGCGGAGGCGACGTTGTCGTAGTGCGCGATGGCGGCCCGGACCCCGAGCTTCATATCAGCGTGCCCGCCGCCGACGGTCAGCTGCCCCACCGCCACCGGTCCGGCGTCGGTGAACACCTGTCCGGTGAGGAAGTAGGCGTAGTCGGTTTCCGAGGGTGGGACGGTGGTGCACACCTCGTAGGCGATGTGGCACTGCTCCCAGATACCGAGGTGGCCGAAGATGTGCCCGTCCTCCCCACGGGTCACGGGGGTGACGTCGGTGAGCATCGGGTTGCGGAAGTAGTCGGCGCTGATCGTCGGGGCGGCGGAGGCCACCAGCGAGAACGCCGGCGCCGTTTCCTGCGGGGCCGCGTCCCCGGGCCAGTCCGGGATCGGCACCATCGCACCGGTCGGCATCGGCTCGTTGGCGAAGTCGGCCCAGGTGCCGTTGCGCACAAACGCCTCGGCGAACGCCGGGATCGCGCACAGCGTGGCAGCGGAGATCCGGCCCTGCGTGAACTCGATCGAGGGCTGGCCGCCGTCCTCGGAGGCCTCGACCATCTCGCCCTCGGCCGCGTCCAGATCCACCGAGACCCCGCGCCACATCTTCTTCTCGACCAGATCGTAGGCCCGGTTCGCGTCCGGGGTGTCGTCCCAGACGCCCTCGGCCTTGATCAGCCCGCCGTCACGGTAGACCGCGTCGATGCGCGCGACCACCACGGAGCCCTCGTGGCCCTCGCCGTCGGCGAACATGGCCTTGATCGACAGCGGCAGGTCCCGGGTGGTCAGCATCCGTTCGGCGAACTTGCGCTTGTCCCCGGAGGGGGAGCCTTCGGGGGCGAGCACGCCGTGCCAGGGCCGGAGGTTCTCGGCGGGCTTGTCGGCGATGGGGACATCGGCGGCGGGGGCCTCAGCGGCAGGCGCGGGCGCAGCGGGTTCCGCCGGAGCGGGGGCGGCAGGGGCATCGGGCTCCTTCACGCTGTGGGCCGCGTATTCGTCGTTGAGCCTGAGCTTTTCAGGCAGGGATTTCGGTGCTTCCGCGGGCATGGTTTCTCCAAGGGGGTAGACGGCGGTGCGGTCCTCGCCGAACCACAGGGCGAGACGGTCGAAGGTGATGGCCTCCCCGAGGTAGTCCGCCAGGCGCGGGGTCTCCGGGTAGCCGAGGGTGACGTGCGGGATCCACGTCGGATACTGCTCGACGGAGTCGAAGGCCTGAGCCAGTTCGTCCATCCCCAGCAGCCCGGTGTAGATGGCCTTGAGGTTGGCCGCGTCCAGCAGCACCACGTCGGCCTTGTTCGAGCCGAGCACGGCGGAGCCGTTGACCTTGTCCGTGACGACGCCGACCTGGCCCTCGGTGACGAACTGTTCCAGCGCGGTGGCGAGCGCGGCCTGATCCAGCGCGGCGGTGTCGCCGAGGAACAGCAGGGTGCAGTGCGCGCCGTCGGCTTCGGAGGACGCGGCGCTGACCGGGTCCGAATCGGCCGGCAGCGCGACGATCACACAGGTGGTGGAGATGTCCCCGTCCTGCGGGTCGGCGGCGGCGGTCAGGGTCGCGGCGGTGAAGTCCCCGATCATGGTGGGCCGGGCCACGCAGCGGCAGTTGATCCAGTTCGCCGGATCCCCGACCGGCTGGCCGGGGTAGAGCACCTTCTCCCCGCCGACGGAGAACTCCTGCCCGGAGGGCACGGTCTGCCCGGATGCCGCGGCGTGCGCGGAACGGACGTCGGCGTCGGACATGGTGACCCACTCCAGCCCGACCTCGGTGCTGGTGTCACTGGTGGCGGCGGCCTCCATCGCGGCGTTGTGCGCCATCGAGACCACCCAGCCCGTGATGGTGTTCAGCTGCGCCTCGCGGTTCGCGGCGGTCTTGGTCTGTTTCAGCGCCTCGCCCAGCTCATGCGCGAAGGCGTCCCGCAGGTCATCGAGGACCTGACCCCAGGCGTCGACCTCGGCGGTGGCCATCTCGGTGAACAGGTCCTTGGCGTGGTTGACGATCCCGTACTCCCAGGACGGGAGCCCGAGCCGGTCCAGCGCCTCCTTCACGAAGGGCCGGATCGCCTCCTCGGCGTCGGTGAGGACCTTGCGCCGGGCGGCGGCGAAGTCCTCGGTCGTGGCGGCGAAGCTCTCGGCGCGGATCATGCGGCTGCCTCCATCGAGGTCGAAACGATCCCGGCGTGCAGGTGCCGGCTGAACTTCTCGAAGCTGTGCGCCTCCTGGCTGGTGAGCAGCTTGGCGGTGTAGTCGGCCAGCAGCGCCTCCAGCCCGGAGGGGGAGACCCGGGCGCGGGCCGCGATCAGCGGCACATGCGACCAGGCGTCATCGAGCAGGAACTCGGTGTCGGTGGCGGCGACGAACTTGTAGATGTCGGCCGCGGCGCAGGTCGGCTTGACCTGCATCTTGGACTTGAGCTTGTTCCCGGCCCGCTCCAGCGCCCGGATCACGATCTGTTCGGACGCGCCGATCAGGGACGCCTTGCGTTCGACGTCGGCGGAGGGCACCCGGCCCTCGTCCCGGGCGATCTTGCGCCGGTCCGAGACTTCCTGGTCCGGGATGCCGGTGGCCGGGTGGTCCTCGAGCGAGGGGCCGGGCCGACCCTCGGTGCCGGTCTCGGCCGGGGCCTCGGGGCGGATGACGGTGAGGCTGACGCCGAGTTCTTTCAGCGCCGCCTCGACCAGCTCCGGGGTGGTGGACCCGGCGGCGACCTTGCGGG